CAGCTTCTTTCGGATTAGACCCAAGGTAATAAGCCATATCGGGGCCAACATCTGAAGATTGAATCGTTTGAGCCATCACGTCAGTAATTGGTAGCTTGGGATTATATGCGACTTGTTCAAAGTCATCATACTTACTCCGCGCTTCTTCTTCTCTGTCGTGGTAAGACTCTAAAAGTTCAGACTGCGCTCTAGCTTGTTCACGTCTAGCGAGTAGTTCTTCTGCCTTACGTTCTGCTAATACTTCAGCATATTCTTCAGGTGAGTTAAACGAATCGACTGACGGGATTTCGGCTGGAATCGCCCTAGTTTGCATTTCTGCGCGCTTGGCGTTCTGTTCTCTTTCCCACTTACGTTGTTCTCTTGCAAGTCGTTTTCCAATCGCTGCGTCTAATTCTTCTTGTGTGAAGGTTTTAGATGCTTCAACTGGCTTTTCTTCCAGCGATGTTACTTCAGGTTCAGGAGCTGCTGTTGCTTCCTGTACTGGCGCGGCATTGGTGTCCGCTAAGACTACTTCTATTTCTTCAGACATCTATGACTCCTAAGAATCCCTAGCTAACGGCTAGTGCGTTTACAGTAATTCTATACTAAATAATTCTTTAATGATATACCTACGTCTTGATAATAAAATTAATTCCAAGATACGGTGGCAAATTCGCATTTGTACCACTTGCACCTGTTGATGCGTTTGTTGTTGATGTAGCAACTGCAACAGTAATCCCTGTTGTATTTGTATTGGTTGAAACATTACTTGGTGGGCTGACATTACCAATCAACGGTGTTGAACCGCCAGTCCCACCTGTATTTCCATAAAGATGCGAGTGACCAGGATCAGTTACTGTTGCTGTTGATGTAGAAGTTGCCGTATGTGTATGGCTTACAACAATTGAATCAGCACTACCACCTGTTGCACCAACCACTACAGCATCTGCGCCGTATGGCATTTTGTTTCTGTAGTCAGGTAAGTTAAAAGTTGTTGATCCATCGCCTGCACCGAATGTGGTACCAAGCAATGAAAAAAGTGTGCCGTAAGTTACGCGGGATATAGCCGCACCATTACATAACTTCCAATCAGTAGGAATAGTGTTTGACGGCCACATAATTACACTACCTGTTGGCACAAGGAATGTACCTAAACCTAAATTAATACGGGCGCCGTCAGCCGTTGTGGCACCTGTACCGCCGTTAGCAATACTGACAGGTAAAGACGCAATTGGGAATAAGTTATCAAACGAACCAATCAATACATTAGTAGATGACTTAAGTATAAATTTATAACTAGTGCCTTCAGCAATCCAAATTTCATTGATACGTCCTGCTGAATCCAACACAATTGGATTAGGATGTGCAATTAAACCTGAACTAGATGTGTAAGTCACTAATGGCGTTGTGCCACCAGCTGCGTAGGTGTAAATTAAACCGCCCGCTAATGGTACGCCACTATCGTCAAAAAATTGAGTTCCTGATCCTGCGAGCGATGATAAATTTACGGTTGGCATATTAGGCTGTCCAAGGCAAAGGCTGCGCCTCTGGGCTTACTGGTGGGTTAACAATAGATGCAATTTGACCATCAATATTTGCATAGTAATTTGCTTGATTGTCAGTTGCATCGTTAATCCATCCAATGACTTGTGCTTCTGTCAATTGGTCGTACGGAATATAGTCTGATTCCACTTGGTCTGTAAACTGAATGTTGCCGTCAATAGACGCTGTGTTTGTGCCGTCTGTACCTGATACAGTAAACAGTACATTAACAACAAAGCCTTGCTCAGGTGTGTTAAGTGTGTACATCGAGTTGATTGTGGTTGTGTATTGTGTGGTCATATTATGCTCCTTATTTGGATTCAAGTTGTGCTACTCGTTTACGAAGTGATTGTATTTCTGCAATTAAATCAGCAATAACTTCTGCTGTGCTTGCTTGCATAGCTTGATAAATTGGTTTTCCTTCAGCATCTACAGCATCTTTTTCGCCAGTAACGCTGTTTGGGTAAACTGTTTGAAATTCGTGAGCCAAGAAACCACGAACAGATGTGTTGCCATCTTTCCATTGGTAATCAATTGGTTTAAGAGCATCGATTCGTTCGCCTTGACCTGTTACAGAACCAACAACAGTTTTTAACCTGTAATCAGAGGTAGTGTTATAAACAGTTAAACCACCAGCACGATTGTAAGTAATTGAACCACGAAGAGTTGCAGAAGTTTCTGTATAAAACTGTAAAAATGTATTATCGCCAGTTGTATTTTTATGCCAAGCATTTACGCATTGAGCAGGTGCATTTCCACTTGCATTAATAAATAAAGAAGCAGCAGCATTATTTGATTGAGAAACAATAAATTTATCTGAACCACTTGTAGCGCCTACCAAGAAATTACCACTATTATCAAATATACCTCTAGGATTACCAGCACCATCAGATAAAACAATGTAGCTACTTGCTGTACGGATGTCTAAGCCACCTTGATTGCCGTTATAAGCACCAATAATAGTATTACTAGCACCAGTTGTTACTAAATAGCCAGCACCAGAACCAACAAAAGTATTGCTTGTTCCTGTTGTTGCGGCAAGACCAGATTGATAACCTACAAAAGTATTTCCGTTGGCGGTACATACGTTGCCAGCAAAACCTCCAATAAAAGTAGAATAAGAACCTGTGGAGTTTGAATATCCTGATTGATAACCTAAAGCAGTTATTCCTGTACCTGTAGTATTTGTATACCCAGCTTGGTAACCGACTGCTGTATTATTAGATGCGGTGGTGTTTGAAACAAGTGCTGAATCACCAATGGCTACGTTGTATGAACCAGTATTGTTATATGCGGCTGAACGACCAATTGCTATGTTGCTTGCACCAGTACTATTTAAATATAATGCTCTCCAACCCATTGCTGTATTTGCACTTGCAGTTGTATTGTTATTTAATGCACCTTGACCAAATGCTACGTTATATGTTCCTGTGGTGTTTGCATACAAAGCGCTTTGACCAAATGCATCAATTCCACCAGTAGTATTAGCGTAACCAGCCTGATAACCTACTGCTGTGTTATTAGATGCTGTGGTGTTTTGATTTAATGCTTGGCGACCTACTGCTGTATTAGATGAACCACTTGTATTAAGTTGAAGCGTAGCAGAACCAAATGCCGAATTAGTATTTCCTGTGGTTGCATTTAAAGCATAATAACCTACTGCTGTATTTTCTGAAGATGTAGAATTTGAATATAATGCTCCACCGCCAACCGCCACATTGTATTGTGCAGTAGTATTACTATACCCAGCCTGATATCCAACTGCTGTGTTATTAGAGGCTGTGGTGCTGCTAAGTAAAGCATTATGCCCAATACCCACATTATTTGCACCTGAAGTATTACTACCTAATGCTTGTTGTCCAGCGGCAATATTGTAACTACCAGTATTCACACCTAAAGAAGAGTTACCAATTGCAATGTTTTGACCACCTGTTAAATTTGTTGCATTTGCCCCATAACCAACTGCCACGTTATTTGCGCCACTTGTAGTTGATGTATTAGCGTTATAACCAATAGAAGTGTTATATCCAACACTTTGAGTTGCCGCACCAGCACCTAATCCTAATGTTGTACTTGTTGATTGACTACCACCACCTTTACCTACAGTAAGACCTGATATAGTTGCGTCATTAGTTGACGTAATTGACAATGCGCTTACGGCTCGACCAGCAGTCAAATTAGCGACCGATACTTGTCTAGTCGTTGAACTTTGAACAATAGGTAAGACTTCGGTACCCGCAAGTGGGGTGGTTGAGGCGGGTAAAGCTGAAATTTTTAGATCTGCCATTTTTTACTCCAACAAAATAAGCCCGCCATCTTCTTGTACAAGATTATCGCTAGCTTCGGTTAAAAGATTTGATACGGATGCTCCACTATCTCGAGTGCCTGAAAACAAAGTAGCGATACCACCTAAACCAATGGCTACGCTACTACGAAGGGCAACTCCCCAACTCATCGAATATTAATCGGTTTGCAATACACATCCCCGCCCGTACTAACTTGAATTGCACTTACACGCCATGGCGCGCCTGTGCCTGGTGGTACAGTAAAAGGAATTGGTGTATAGGCAGGTATTGGTGTGCTAGATGTAGTAGCAGTAACACCTTCACCTACTAAAATATATGCTGGTGTAGTTGACCATACAACCACACCTTGTGGGCCTGCTGCCCAAGTAGTTGTAGAACCTGCGGTGCCTGTGTATGAAACAGTAGCTCCAGGATAATTGGCATCGGCTAAAGGTCTAAGTAACTCCATTGTGTTTCTCCTTAAATTGCATGGCAAGCAAAACTGCCGTGGTATTTATTTCTAGCTTCAATAGCTACTAAATCTGCTAATTCTATATCGTCATAATAACCGAAAAAATTGTTTTTGCCTTTAATATTTAAAGTTACTCGCCATTTATTTTTGTTTTTGTTCCAATTTACATTTTTATACCCTGATGTATTGGTATTTTTAGCTCTAGCGTTTTGATTATTTGTTTTATATGTCGCAGCGCGTAAATTTTCAATATTATTGTTAATAGTATCTCTATCTATATGATCTACGATAGTAGGTAAAAAACCATAATGGTATAGATAAATTAACCTGTGAATTAAATAAGTGTGTTTTTGATAGGTAATTTGTCTATATGTTTTGTTTTTTATAACCCTTGATGACCCCGCTTCTTTCATAGTTTTGTGACGCCAAAATAATTTGCCGTCCTTATACTCAAAAAGTGTTTTTAATTCATTTTGTGTCACGATAAAAATCTAAGTTTATATAATGTTGATAAGTATAAATCAACTATGTTATCAATCAAGTTTTGCATTGGCGAATCGTCTTTATCACATACATCATATCTTGACGCTTCAATTTCTGCAAGTTGTGATTCTAAAAATTCAATAATATTTGATGTTTTTTTGGCTGACATTAAACTAATTGGGCCTATTAGACCGTGCCGACCCTGATATGCCTCAGCAAAATCATCCGCAACATCAATAACATTTTCATAAAATTTTTGTAAAGCCTTATGTTTAGCATAACTGCGGGTATTTAAATGCACCGAATGGGCGACATCCCTAGCTAAAAATAACATTCCGACAAAATCACAAGCATTCATTATTGCATCCCTTCAGGTGGTGCCATTGGCATTTGTTCTTGGCCTTGCATTGGTGGTTCTTGCATAGGCATCTGCGGTGGTTGCTCATCTTCTTGCATATTCATTCTTTGGTCGTTTTGTGACCCAGAAATAAGGTCGCCCGTATCAATTGCAGCGTGGATTGTTCCCATCACAATGTCATGGATTTGATCAGGTGACATAGACGCTTGAATTGCACTAATTCGCTTGGTTTCAGCATCAAACATTTTAATTTGTGCCTCAAAATCCTTGCGCTCAATGTCTTGCATCTCCATTGATTTGCTAACATTTTGCAACATCGTGTGCATTTGTTCCATTTCTTGACTCATTGCCTGAATTTGTTGCTCGGCAGCCTGTAATTCAGGTGATTTATCGTCGTTAGACAACAATTTTGGGTCAATTGTCTTAGCAAACCGTTGTGACATCTCTTGGGCGCCAGGCCAGTCCATATTTTTGATGAATAAATCGCCTGCAACTGACCAAAGTTGTGGGTTTCCTTGCAATAATTGGCTCATGGCGTCCAAAGCTTCTTGACGTTTAGTCATATAACTTGGGCCTGTCGTTACACAAACGTCGTAAGTACCGACGCTTGGGTTATACACTTTTTCCATCACAATTCCTTGCTGATCCATAATTTTTTTAACAGGTTCAGGTTGTGTTGGATTGATTTTTACCATGCCGATTTCGCCGTCTAAGCCCACAATACGAGCAATCCGCTCTGTATCGTAAATTTTAGGAATCATATCGACTAATTGACGGGTAATATGGCGAATTGCGCGGGATAAGTTATCAATATAATGATATGTACCTGTATCGCCTTGCTTTTCGCGTGCAAGAATAGCTTTCCCCGAGCGTTCGTTGCTTGTGGCACCTAAGCTCGAGTCATACTGTCCAGTTGTGGACTTGATATCATCACTTGCGCCTGCCTTAGCTTGTAATAAACCACTTGAAGCCATCGGCGGTTGAGCGCGTTGCGGTAATGGTAATGACCCACCCATACCGTCGGTTACGTCAGGATTAACTTCTAAATACGGCCAATTGGTTGTATTGGCTGTTTTCCATTGTTGTTCATAGCCTTCAAACTGACCGCCGTATCCAATAAACGGTGCTTTGGGCGCCAAAGCAAGCATTTCAGCTTCTTGCGATACCCAATAGTTATACATCCGTTGCGCGTCTTTGGCATTTCTAACCAAGCCTGACACATAAATACGGCCATCAACTTCAAATTCGTTACCAATCACACGAACGACAGGAATCCATTTGCCTGCCCATTCTCTTTCTTCCAATACTTCAAAGCCGTTGGTTTTCATCCACATAACTTTTTTAACATCAACCATTCGACTCTTGATTGGCTTTAAACCCATCATTTTCATCTGTCTATCTTCAGGCGAGTTATTAAAATGACTCATATTGCCTGGGTAAAGATTAAGTTTTGTCGGTATATGCTTGTAGTAAAAATACTCAGCAATACGAATGGTATTTTCATTAATCCATTGGCTAAGTGACGAATCACCTACGCCTTGCGCAATCATTGAACTGATTGGTGCAGCATCAGGAAACTGTCTTTCGTATTCTTCTTTGGTTAAATCTTCAGTAATAAAACAATACTCAGCGTCAGACCCGCATGGGTCTTGAATCATTGGATCCATGTACACGCTAAATGCGTTACGAATACGACCAATGCGTAAGTCTTGATCAAATGAATTATCGTTACAGTATTCTGTCAGGATGCGGATATAACCTTCACCATAGGTGACTTGGTTTTCACACGCTGTATCGTACGCTACATCAGCGTCCGATATGTACTCGATATGGCGTACCATACCATCAAATATCTCTGCTACTTCCACATCAGCTTTATCGTCCGCAGGAATAACTTTTCCAGAGGGTCGATTTTGACGTTGTTCGTTAGTTACTTGCCTGACGTGTTGTGGCAGTTTGTTAATCGTCAAACATGGTCTAGCATTAATGGTTTGCCCTTGAACAGATCCGCGAGTTGCTAACACATCCGCAGGCCATTGCCAGCCATTGTCAGGAGATCCCGCCATAAATCTTAAATCGTCTAATTCATCTTCGCGCGACTCAGAGTATGCAGACATCGCCGTAGTAAACCGTGATCGCATAGCAGAAAGAACATCTTTAGGGTCTTCTGCTGTTGTGGGGTTACTACCAACGTCAGCTACTTTAGCGACAATATTCATTGATGATTGATCATACGCCATATTGGTTACACTTTCTTACGTTATCTGCACCAAGTATAACTTGTAAATTTAATGGTACGTGTAACCCCGATACTTTTTTACCACGCAAAGGAATAATATGATCAACGTGCCAAGGTTCTTTGTTTTCACGGGTTAGCATCGCCGCAATAGAATATATACTTTCTATTTTTAATTTATCAAAATCAGTTAGCCATGATGGTGTACGGTTATCTTTAGCGCTTCGATAATTTGCAGTCCATAAATTGCGTTTGTCTTTATTTTTTTGAATATATTTTTGCGTGTAATTTAATGACTTTTTAGCATTACCTTGACGCCAATCACGGTTGTACGCGTAAACTTTATTGGAGTTTTTGGCTTTATTAGCGCTAGCATTTCCACAAACACAACACGTTTTATTACCAGTATAGCGTTCAGATATATGCCCTTGTTTGCAGGGTATATTTGTAAAATATCGAGTTAATCCTTGAAGAATAGCATCTTGTCTATTAATTAACTTAATATTCATCGATGATTGATCGTAGGCCATTATTTTTTCTTTGCTAAAATTTTGTTTGCTTTAGCATCAATTTTTGATTTGCTTGATGGGCTTAATTTACCCGCTTTTACTTCTTGTGTAGCTCTTGCTTTAGCATTAGCGGCGTGCGCTCTATCAGGCATCGGATATTTGCGTGAGCTTGGCATACCAAATTCAGATTTAGCCAATGCGTTGCGTGACTTAGTTGTTATCTTGCTCATCTACCTCTCCCACTCATTTTGCGCGGTGCGCTAGATTTACCCTTAGCTGCTTGACGTTTCTCGCTATACGCGATTGCCACAGCTTGTTTGACAGGACGCCCCGCAGCCACCTCAGCGCGGATGTTTGACTTAAAAGCTTCTTTAGAAGTTGACTTTTTAAGAGGCATATTTATTTACCTTTCTTAGCTGTTTTAGCTGAATCTTTAAAATCTTTAGCAGTTGGTGCGCCTTTAGCGCCAGGCTTTCTCATACGCTCGCCTGAGCCTGCGGCTATCCTAGCCTGTTTAGCATGAATGTTGGCATAAAGTCCAGGTTTAGTAGCCATTAGCAGTTCCAATTCTTGAGTGATGCTTTGGCGCGTGGTGCGTCGCCTTTAGCGTGTTTAACAACTCCAGTCATCCTAGCACAAAAGGATGCTTTTCTACCAGCATCTGCTTTTGTCTTTGGGTTTGGTGCTGGAGCTTTTAAATTGCTACCATTCTTTGCATTGTACTCAGCGCGTCCTTTGGCAGTCATGCCTGCGCCTTTATCTGTTGCGTTATAAGTCTTACCTTTACCCGTTGTTTTGTGTGGTATTGGTTTGTCGTGTTTAGTCGCCATTATGATCCCATCCAAGAGTTAAAAACTGCGCCTTGATTTTGGTACGTATTCTTTCGAATTATACCTGTATATTCCCGATGTGCAACAGGAAAAGCAAAAGTTAATGCAATTGCGTCTGCGGCGTCAGGTGAAGCAAGCCCTCTTGACCGCATATCCTTCTTAGATTCTAAGAAAATACTACCCTTACTATCAGGCTTCATCATCGGCGAGATCAAGTCACTTTTCAAATACCTATCATTCGGTATGGCCGCTGATTTAAGCCACTCCCTCATGTCGCCCCACATCTCGGCGCGCTTGTTGCCGTACATCATGCCGTTCTTCGCCTTATTGCCAAAGTTAACACCCTTGATTTTGTACCGTTGTTCTTTGAGTCGATCCACCACACCTGCACCCAAACCGCCTTCGTCGATGTTCACCAGCGCTGGCTGATACTCCTCGATTGCTTCAATCACGCGCCCAACCGTTTCCATGGTGTCGTCGCCCTTATGCCGTTTGATAGCAATCACATCACGGCCTTGCCGTACGGCAATTACCGTCGAGTCCGAGCCAAACCGTGCAGGGTCAACCCCAATGATGATAGGCGCTGTGTTGTCTTTGTACTTCTCGCGTCGCATGGCTTCTTCGACAATGTTGACGCTAATGAACTGATCATCCGACGCGTTGGGGAACATACCGTAGACTTCAACGTGCGCTTGTACCGAATCAGCACCGTATTCGTCAATAATCTGCTCGTACACATTTTTGTCGGTGCCTTCCACTTGCCTGGCGTCAATGTTGCGATTTTTCCAAAACTCACGCTTGGAATGAAACGCCTCATAGAAGTAGCCTGAATTACGGCGTGGGTTACTAAACGCTAGCCAAAACCTGTTCGGTGTGTTCTCTGTAAAGAACCCGCTTGTCACCGACCATATCGAATCATCAATACCTGACGCTTCGTCAAAGATGACCATCACCCCGTCGTAGTTGTGAACCCCCGCGTATGCGTCAGGATTCTCAGCCGACCATAGCCGCCCTTCAACTCCCCAATACCGCGTGCCTTTCTTAAGATCACGCTCAACCAATTCAGTCAACCACTTGGCAGGCATGACGCGTGTTGCGCTAACTTCGAACCAATGACTGTTGATGGACATGGATAACCACTTTGTTATTTCCGCCCATGTGACCGAGCGCAGCTGACTCTCGGAGTTAGCCGACACAATGATGGTTGCACCTATTCGTGTGGACAACATCCAATGCTCAAGCCAACTGACGAGCGCCGACTTGCCAATACCACGACCAGACGCCACCGCTTCGCGCATAACATCAAAGTCCACCTTGCCGTTGTTTTGCTTAATATGCTCGGCAATATCCAATAAGATTTCACGTTGCCATTTGCGTGGGCCGCTAAAGTTTTCTAAGGGCGTACCCTTTTGCCCCCAAGGGTAGCAAAACATCACAAACGCCAATGGGTTGTCTTTAACTGCTGGACTCCACAACCGTGACATTAACTCTTGTTCGTCGTTTGCGGAGTAGATGGTTGTTTGCATTTAAGCCGTTTGTTTGAGTTGAGGTTCCACGTGGAACACTTCTATTGCGTCTGTTGCATCTTTGACTTGTTTGAACACACCTTCAATGACGCGCGATTGTGCTTGCTCTAGTGCTTGCGTGATAGAGATACGTTGCTCGACATCAATTGACAATTGCTGTTTAGCAACCCAACCGTGCTGATGCTTAAGAACTTCTAACGCGGACTTAGCGTCGCCAGCAAGTGCTGCGTCACGCAACACGTTTGCCATCTCCGCTTCGCCATCCGCTTTGCCTTTAAGTTCTGCCATTTCAGCAATCGGATCAAGTTGCGTGAGTTGTCTGTATTCGGTGGGTAACATTCCAGCAGCGAGCGCAAGCGAGTCACCTTTTAGTCCTAACTTTGATGCATTGTATATCCTCTCTAACCTCGCCTCTGTTGCTTCGAGCTTGCGTACCTCGTAAGGGAAGGATTGAAAATTATCGAACATTTGCATAGTGTATCAAATATTTTGCCGAGGGGCGTGTAATTTTTTTCAAAAAAATAAAAAGTTTTTGCAAACGCTCCGCTACAGCAAGGCCCTGTCCGTTTGGCCCTACCCCCCCCTGCTCGAAGTTTTTTGTTTTTTGGTCTGCGTGCCTGGAACGTGGAAATTTATATGTCAAATTGTCAGATTGTCATTAAATTTAAATTGATAGCATGAGGGCTTCAATCCATCATCTATATGTCATATTGCCTTTTGACAATTTGACACATGGTGATGACATGGGAGAGGGGAAAGGGCTTTTTGAATCCACACAAGGGGAGGGAAATCATGGGTCAAATACGTCATATTTCCATCGATTTTTAATCGCCCTATGGTCATGTCTATATATACCATTTTTAACTCTCAAAGAATAAGTAATAAAATATAACAATTTGACGTATAAATCCCCTCAATCCTTTTGCTGCAAGCCTCCATTCATACGTCATTTACCCTTTTAAACTGACCCATAAAAAACCTATATGACACATAAATTTGCATAAATGCCACAAATATTGTTGCAATTTATTTTTATCTATGTTCAAATAGAGGTGTAGTAATTAATTAACTAAATTAAAGGAATCTAAAAATGAAACTAATAATTACCGATTACAAAGACAAAACTGAAGTATTAAACATTGCGTTAAACCTAGTCAATGGTGTGTATGTTTGCGATAAAACACCTCAGTATAAAACCTATGATTTTATGGTTAAACCTGCAGTTAAACAAATCAATAAAAACATTTTTGAGGGTGTATTCAGAGATAACGACCAAAGCCCTATTTATGCAACTTGGAATTTTTACAACTAATCTAAAGGAATCTAATCATGGAACTTCATTACAAAGGTAAAACATACGAATTATGCTTATTTGATAGTTACTATATGTCTACTAAATGCGAAACAAGCGACGATGACATCGAGTCAATTCTTAATTCAATGCAAGAAGGCGATACTAATAATTGGATGAAAGAATTTAATATTCATTTTACAGTTACCCAAAACGGTAAAAATATCGATGTAAACGAAGTTCATAACCTTTTATTAAACGAGGAACAGTAATCATGTTTAAAGATAAAGATTTAGTAATTATTAAACCTGAGTTTTTATCTGCCCAAGAAACTGGCGAAGAGGTTTATATAGTTTTGGGCGATGAATCGGACTTTGGTAGCGTAAAAATCGCCCCTACTTGGGATACAGGTTTAAGGTATCCACCTATTAACACAATTAGAAGCGAATGTATAACTCTTAAAGGAAATTAATCATGGAATTTATAGTCAAATGTAGTGGAAGATGGTACGAAACTAAACACGAATATCGTCAAATGTCGTTTAAAGAAATACTAGACACATTTGAAAACGATGGCGACGATGGCGATTTGGATGAGTTGATAGATGTTATTGCCAATATGAATATTAACGATGTATTTACGCATGAGTTTTTTATGAACGATGCTTACACATTTAAAAGGATTAAATAATCATGTACCAAACTATAAACTTACACGATTTTAGAAAAGCATTTCAAGAAATCCGACCCAATAATTTTTCATATGAGGGCTTAGAAACTTTATTTAATCATTTTGAACAATTAGAACATGATTTAAGCGAAAAAATAGAATTGGACGTTATTGCCATTTGTTGCGATTACAACGAAGAAACTTTGGACGAAATTATCAATAGTTACGATATTGAAATTGACGAAAACGAAAATAAACTCGAACAAGTCAAATATTTTTTAGACCAAAATACAATAACTTTAGGTATTTTGGACGATAACGAAACAATTATATATCAGAACTTTTAAGGAGTATTAAAAATGACTATTAAATTAACCATAGAAATAAGTGAAAAAGAGTTACAAGGGTATCTTACCGACAATCCAGGAAAATCAATAAAAGATCTTCAAGGCGAAATTAACAACGTCATATATTTAGGTGGTGATTGTATCAATGCCATGATGGATCGATTACTTGGTTTTGGTTGTGATACTTACATTGAGAAAAATAAAGTATCAAGCAAATATACAATTGACGATTTATTTTTGTCAATTAACGATGTTTACGCTCAATTTGATGATGGAAAGATTGACCATGCTCAAACGGTAGAAATATTCTTAAATTGTTGCAATGAATTTATAAGATTAAACGGAGGTACAAAATGAAACTATTCATCGCACATGGCGAGAGCCGTAACTTTGATTTTACGGCATATGGGGAATCTGAAGTAATGGCAGAGGTTAACATTCATAAAGCATTTATCATCCACGCCAAGCAATACAATTTGCCCCTAGATTGGCATAAAGATAATGCTGACTTTTGGATAACTGAAGTCGATACAAACAAGGTCTATCGTGATAACACAGAATTGAGGGTCGCAGCATGAAAACTAAATTAGATATATTTTTTGAATATTTATGGGGGACTGTTTTTATGGTTCTTTTAGGTTCTTTATTGGCATTTGTTTACGTTATGAAAACAGGAGGTTTTTAATATGCTTACAGGAATTTCAACTAAAGAAGATGTATTAAGTTTCTTTTCTAAGTGGTTTGAAAAAGAATATCCAATCATTGATAAAGATGATGAATTGTATTCACGTCTTATTATGGCGAGCGTTGACGATTTAATAAATGAAGATGGGGCAGACTATTGGGGTAATGAATCAGTTAAAACCTTGTTTCAACGTGCCAAATATAAACTATCAGGAGGGTTTTAATCATGTCTTTACTTCAAGAAGTTGCAAAAATAGGGCAGACCTATTGTGAATATAATCAAGCCCTATTAAGTATTCAAAACTTAGACAATGGGCAGAAAATGCGTTTAGTAAAACAAATCCTGGAAGACGTTTATACCAATGTAGAAGAGAAACAAAAAAAAATCGTAACGACTTATATTGTTCACTATAAAATGCAAGGGGAAGAGTATTCTAAACGCTTTTATAGTAATGTACCTGCCAATTCTTTTGCTAGAAAATATAACGGAACAATAGTAAAAGGAGAAATGACGTTATGATTCACGCTCTCATAGTGTTTGTTATCGTTTGCCTATTGATTGCCGTATTTGATCTTTAAACCCTCAACCCTCAATAAAAAAGCCCCTTAATTGGGGCTTTATTTTTACCTGAGTTTTACCGTTTGAGGTGGGTTAACATCTTCAACAGCTCGCCTTAATTCTGATTTAGTTAATACGCTCGCAAGTTCAGGAGAGGCGTAGATATGTTTCTTACTCTTAAAATCAGCACTAGCCAAACGACCACAATCGACCCATTGGGCTTCCTTAAGTGCATGGAGTAGTGCGGCTTGGGGTACTTTCACGCCACTTGGGGCAGTACCTGCTAGACGGTCACATAATGCGTGAAATGGCGAACCAATCACGCCCTTTGTGAACTCGCCCACGCGATTTTTTAACATCTCAACCAAATAACTTTCTGCCATAGACATTCCATGCTCGACCAAGTTTGCTTTAAACTCAGTCATCATTGGTGTAGCAGATGGGTTGAATTGACTCACGTCACGCTGATGCAACCACGCTGAAATTGACTCGAAACCACCCTTGCGATACCACGCCCAAAGCGTCTGGGCGGCCTTTGGACTCATACGAGGCGATGCACTCCACACGCAAAACCAACGTCTATCCTGCGACGCTAAACTGATTGGAACAGGGTCGTTACTAAACGCTAAAACGAACACACGGTTAGCCATTTGGTACGGATGTAAACCCTTACGATTAATAGGTAACATTTCAGGAGGTGCTGCGATGATAGGCTTGAGTTGGTTGGCTAACTGCCTACGTGCTGACGCATCAGGTTCTTTGAGTTCGTTGATTAAGAGTATTTCGGATTCGAGTTGATAACCCCATTGTGAATTAATCGAGTTGTTATCCATGATGCCACGATTCTTAAGATGACTACCACACACCGCCCATATAAACGGCGCCCACATCGTATCTTTACCGCTACCCTCGTCACCGCCATGCAACACGGCATGATTAATTTTTAGTTTAGGATGTTGTACCTTAAACGCCATAATGTTCAGTAAATGGTCAAGCTCGCTAGCATCTGGCACCAACTCACGGCAATGGTCTAGCCACGCTGAAATTGACCTGTCATCAGCGACTACGGACGACACATCAGGGCGTGCATCACGCCATCTGTTACCGTACAAATCACCGTCACGGGACACAATCACGGACTCGCCTGCTGCGTACGTGATGCCAACTAACGCCTTAGCGCCCATTGCTTGACGGTTCTCATCAAAGCAAACAGACGGTAAAATGCGCGTGTTAGAGTGAATGGACTTGCAATCGATGTGACGAAACAAGGCGTTAAACGTCTGCCTTGATATCTCACGACGATCTTGCATATCGAAGTAGGACTCGTCATCTTGCACGTACGCGAAACGCTCATACCATTGCGCCTTCTCGACACGACCAAGCTCTTTACGCTCGACCTCTGCGATGATGGCGTCCGCGCTATCGGTGAACATTTCCGATGGGCTAATCTTGGATAGCGCAATGTTCATGGCTTCAGCAATCAAGTCATCACGCAGACCGTGATTGACAGTTGGGCCACCATTGGCACCCACCCACGCTAAAAACGACTTGGAATCGAAGTCTACACAATGCGAATGTAAACAACAATACGAACGATCAAGAGGCTTGTAACGCCCTTCAGGGTTACCGTCGGTATGCTCATTTGAATTAGGGCAGATAACGCCTAACCACCCTTCGCCATTAATTTTGGACAAAATGAGGCCTTGATTGTTTAGCCATGCTAGCACATCATCTCCGCCATTGTCTACCAGTTGCACAGGCGTGTAATGGTTGGTATCGGCAGGTGCAGGCGTCACATCTAACGCCACGCAAATATCTTCTAACGTGTACTCACACTCAGAGTGAAACTCAACCAAACGCGCTTCAAAATTATCACGCCCAGGCTTCAGGTTCACGGAACCAGGCAAACGCACATTACGTACGGCATTGGTCGCCCCTGCGTCTGTATAGCCTGCCTGTGCAATCGCTTTCACGGCTGCGGTAAACTCGCCTTTGGTTGGTTGCTCAGAGAACGCGTAACCGTACTGAAAATTATTAGGACTTGTCTCGAGTATCCATGTGGGCGCGAGCGGTGGGGTCTTAGACTTCGTGCCAATGTCGTCAAGCATCATAAATAAGACGTATTCGCAGTTAGCTGCACTTGCGGATATACGACCATCTTGAAAGCGATCAATAATAAATGATGCGGTGTTGATATACCATGCCTCACCTGCACGCATCTTCTGACTAGGTAAATAGGCAGGCCACGTACATTTGATAGCACCGTCTGCGTGAAACTGCATTTGACCGTCTTTCAATTGTGGCTTTTGACGCACAATCAACGCTGTTTCGCCCTCAGGCGCTAGTTTTGTTATATACTCTAATAGATTTTGCATTTATTGTTTTTCCTTCCGTGAGATGAATTGCCCCCCTAGCTCAACACTAGGGGGATTTTTTTTGTTTAAAGCGAACAAACCCTACAAGTATCTTTACGCTTGTACTGGCGTAACTTACGGCCTGAATCAAAATCTTTAGATAACGATTCTAAATCAGCAGGCCATGTATCTCTGCCTGGGCTTCTAAAAGTGTGACCAATTTTCTTTTCTAAAGCTACGCCTTCAGCGTATAAATCAGGGTAATTATTATAAAGATCACGCCACTCGCCGAGACGTTGATACGGGCATAGCGCGCAATCAGTACGTTTAGGTATACAAATACCTTTTGAATCTAAATAATCCCAAACATCTTTTTCTGCCCAATTCCATTCACGCATAGGAAAACGAACGGTAATATCTTCACCGTACAAACCCTTACGTTCCATTTCGTCAGCACGTAAGCCAACGTAAAGAGTAGAACCAGGAGATAATGATTCAAAAAAATTAATTGTTGGTTCAATTTTTAGTCGGATTGTACACCACCGCGCAAACACGTTTGGTAGCATATTAATCTTTTCAATTTCTTCAATCAAACTACGCGTATGGCGCACACGTTGAATAGGTTTGCCTAAAATCTTTTCAAGATTATCCCAATGCGCTTTCATTTCAGGTAATTCATTGCCTGTTTCGTTGCAAATATATTCATAGTCTCTTGGCTCAAGTTCAGCCAATCGTAATGCTAACGCAGTCGAATCTTTACCGCCGCTTAAACCAACAATATGTCTCATTTTCCATACCTCGTCATTATATTTAATTCAATATCTAAAGGTAAACCCTCTCCCCATGCAGGTGGCGTACACATCACTTGCTTCATTTTTTCTACTACGATTTCGGGTTCTGATGTTTCGACCACAATTTCATCATGGACATGAAGAACGACATCATCCAGTCCACGCAAAGAATGTCGAAGTAAATCATTGGCGACAGCTTGGGTGATGTTTTCACAGGCAAGGCCACGCCAAAGTCTTGCTCTAGGCCATTCTGTTGCGTCGGCGGCGGGTTTCCATGATGCTTTGGCATAACTGACTCCATCTTGTTCTAATCGTGCGAATGGATAGCATAACACACGACCGCTGGGTAACGCATACCAAAGATGCTGACCATCAAAAAGATAAGTCACACGCCCTGCGCTGAACTCATGCCCTTGGTTTCGCATAGCACGCGTGTACGCATTTTCAAGGTCTTGCCAATACGGTACTGCCCACGCATTAGCCACGCGCCAACCATTGACCATGCGCTTGGCTTCGGCTTCAGGCAGTAAAATACCATAAGCACGACCCATCGCAGCAAACGCGCCCACACCGCCTGCGAAGCCACACGCTAACTCTTGCACTTTACCGATTTGACGTTGCTCGCTCGTTATTTGAGCTACTGGCACATGAAAAGTCGCACTTGCATTGACCTTGTAAACATCCTCGCCTGTACGAAACAGGTCTAACTTTCTGACACCTGCGGGGCAGTTAGACAACCACGGATTAACGCGCGCTTCAACTGCTGACCAGTCGGCGACGACTAATGATTTTCCCCTATGGGGTATGAGGGCAGGTCTGAGCATTGACTTAAGTACGTCGGTGATACGCTTTCCAAAGGCAGGGACAATTGCGTGGCCTCTAACCATAGCTTGTCTAACGGCATCAGGATCCTTAGCGGACTTGCGGGTAAAGTTGTGTACTTGGGCGCCGTAACTGCTAGCACGCCCTGTCGCTGATCCTCCTGCAAACACAAATGCTCCACGAACTCGGTAATCTTCTGCATCGGCTAATTCCTTTAATCGGTTAAATTTCGCAACACTAGACGCCCATAAGTCGTCCGCACATTGGATAACATCAGCAACTTGCGGCGGTACTTCGTTGGGGTTTTCTTCAGCAAGAATAAGAAGGTTAGCTCGAACTGACTTGTCGATTGAATATTTCTTCTCTCCATCTTTGTAATTTTCCATTAATTTTTTTGCTTCATCACCCACACGCGCTAACACCCACTCACGCATCCGTGGGCTACGCACACTTGTAATCTCGCCTTCTGTTACTTCGGCGACAATCTTTTCTATTTCTTCTAACTCGACACTTGCATACTTAATCGCTGACTCAGCCAATGGCTTATCAAGCAACACGCCACGGTCATTAATCTGCTCATTGATATGATAATCTATCAGCTCATCGTCAGACAACTGACGCATAGCCTGACTAATCGCACGCATAGCACGCACGTCTTGTTCGCAGTAAGCGACCATCTCCGCCATCAGCGTTGGGTCGTCATTGAACGTACCGTCTGACTTAGGAATAGATAGCAAACGTATTAACTGATTGCCACGGTGATCCTTACGCATATTAGCGCCTGAGAACCGTCCAACATCTTCAAGTGAGCCTGGCGCGCAGTTGGCACGCGCTTGTGTTGCGGTGCAGTAAAACTGTTCTAACTTTGGCTCAGGTATGCTTTGGTCAGGACATAAAACGTACCACATGATTAGACGCTCAAAGGCCGCATTGTGCGCCCTGATTTGACCGCCTTGCTTAATAAAGTCAATCATGCGTTGGGGAAAAGGTTGGTGAGGAAGCCAAGTCTGCACTTCCTCATCATCGAACGCATAGGAAAGGCATAGCACTTGCGTGCTAGCATCCCTAGCATAATTGTAGACACCGCGACTAAACAAGTCGCAGCGACTACGCGTTTCGAAATCAATCCAAAGCATTACGTTGGATTGACCACTTCAGCTACAGGCACAACAGGTTGTACTTGCGGTACTGCCTGCTGTTTAATTTTGTCAACAATCGGTTGAGCCATCTCGTAAGGGGCTTTACCAAGTGCCATCAAAATGCCGTTTACTTCTTCAATACTAAGTTCTAATTTAATCATGTTATGCTCCACGACGACGACGAGTTGCAGGTGCTGGCGCTTCAATAGCAGGCGCAGCTTCTTTTTGGGGTGCTTCTTCCTTAGTTTCGACATCCATACTGACCCATGATTGAATATCAAATATAGGTGTGTAGATGCGACCATAAGACTTGTGACTGTAATGCTCTTTACCAAGCATTACAATCGGTACAGGCTTGGACTGATTAGCGTCTACTTGTGTAGCGATGGCAACGGCTAAGGCTTGAACAGAACGCTTCCCACCAACGGATGTTGTTGTGTAGCGTACTTCCATGCCTTTGTCTTCACCAGAGATGCACTTCATTGACATACCGACTTGCGTTTCCCAACCTTTTTTAGCGTTAGGTGGCGCAGGCTCCAACTCAGGTAATGGCTGAGATACTGATACCATCTTCTCGCCAAGCACTTCACCGTCGCCCCATGCAATATAACCATGTACGAATGAGAAAGGATTGACTGCCCAAGTAGAGTCATCTTCAACTTCGGTCTGATCTGCACCGAATACCCAATGACCTGTTTTGTCCATCTTGATAATAACAACACCTGCGTTACCAACATCGGTTTCTAAAGCGCGTAACGCTGTAGATAATGCGGTTACGGAAGGTAAATTTGCTGCTGAAAATGTAGTTAAATTTGACATTTGTTTAGTGCTTTCTTTATTGAATTTTAGAAAGGGCTGCGGTGAGTTGCTTCCCGATGTTTACTACCGCTGGACGAGAATCATCTTCACGAGCCAACGTACTGCCACTACTTACTGCTACTACTAAGTCGTCAGGTAATTGCTGACCTAACTTCTTGAGTACTTTTTCTGCTTGCGCAGGTGAAATCATTTTAGCCACATACAATTCATCTTTAGGAATGACTTTAGATAATACATCATCAGCTACATCTTCACTCGCCCATTGACGTGTCGCACGCTTGTTGACCAACTTCCAACCAGGCACAGGCACATCGGCTTCTAACATCTGATGCGCTAATGCTCTGAGGTCTGTAATCCATTGTTCTAACAAATCACAGTTGGCTAAGAATTTACCAATTTCGTCAGCGTCTAACGATTTAAGCTGTAAGTTTAACGCTCTATCAACCGCGCCTGTCATCTTTGGACACACAGGCTTGGCGCTACACCATCTGCAATGCTCACCAACTGCAATCGGCGCGTCTTTCTTTTGCGATGCTTTGACGGCTTGTAAAAGTTGCAATTCAAATTGCTTAACACGCTCAATTGTTGTCACCCAACGTCTAATCATAGGCGGTTGAATAATGACACATTCAATTTCAGTTGCGCCATCAAACACCCATGACACAGACGGTGTACGCATGGCTGCCGCTGCGTAAAATAATAACTGTTCGTTTTCTTCAACGCTAACTGTTACGCCGTCGCCAAACTTCCAATCCAAGACAATAGCACGATTGCCAATACGGCCAAGTAAATCACATGAACCAAACACATCAGGTAAAAAATCACCGAATCCGACTTCAGTTTCAATTGCGTACTCCATTTCTAAATTAGGGTCAACTTGACCAAGTAAATCTAATGCAACGTGTAATTTGTTATCAATCAATTCTTGTGTCAGTATCTGATCTTGATACGTCATACCAATTAATGATTCAGGTTTAACATCTTTATCGAGGACTTGTGCAATTGCATCATGCAGTAACGTACCTTCGTCTGCATACTTGCTACTTGGCTTAGGTGGCATCGTAGCGCATAACGCTACAGAGCCTGGGCATCCGATAACCCGTTTGGCAGTTGAACCGCCGACAACTTTTGAATGATTCGCCATTTACTTTTTCCTTTACTTTAGTTGATTTGAAATTTTATTATACATACTTTTAAAAAGATGTGTTAAACTTTTTTACATGAATGAAAAAGAAATTGAATTTTACTTTAAATGGGCGGTTGCATCACTTGGCGGCAAGACTTATAAGTTTAGGTCTATCAATCAACGTGGTGTTGCTGACCGTATAGTGTGCTTACCCAATGGTGATACGTGGTTCGTAGAATTAAAAGCACCAAACGGTAAGTTGTCAGAGTTGCAAAAGTTTTTTGCAAATGAAGTTACAGGCTTGTCTCAAAAGTATGCCTGTTTATGGGAAAAAGAACAAATAGATGAATGGAAAAATAATATATGAAATACTTATCAGTTTGTAGTGGTATTGAAGCAGCAACTGTAGCGTGGCATCACATGGGTTGGACTCCTGTTGCATTTAGCGAGATAGAGCCGTTTCCATCAGCAGTATTAGCACATCATTATCCCCATGTGCCTAATCTAGGGGATATGACTAAATATAAAGAATGGAATTTAAATGGATCAATTGACGTTCTCGTTGGAGGAACCCCCTGCCAATCATTCAGCGTGGCAGGTCTTAGAAAAGGACTTGAAGACCCGCGTGGAAACCTTATGCTCACCTATTGTGGAATACTTGATAAGTTTAGACCCAAGTGGTTCATTTGGGAAAACGTGCCAGGTGTCCTCAGTAGCAATAGAGGAAGGGATTTTGGTTCCTTCCTTGGGGCGGTGGCAGAACTCGGGTATGGGTTCGCATATAGGGTGCTTGACGCTCAGTACTTTGGAGTCGCACAAAGACGTAGAAGAGTGTTTGTTGTCGGATGTCTTGGAGATTGGCGAAGTGCCGCAGAAGTTCTTTTTGAGTCCGACTGCTTGCGAAGGGATACTACGAAGGGCAGAAAGGCGAGGGAAAGAACTGCCTACCCTATTGCGGATAGCGCTGGAGCATTGCAAGCAAGAGACTATAAAGGAATCAACTCAGACGACGCCCACGCAGGAGGAAAATTAATTGTTTACGAAACACACCCTGCTGACAGTCGGATTAATGAAATGGGTGAGACGTGTCAAACCGTAACTAGTCGTTGGGGTACAGGTGGCGGTAACGTGCCGTTGGTTCAAGCGTTTAGAAAATCACGCAGAGCGCAATCAACTGAAGATTATGAAACATGGGTTGACGATGGTAAAGCCAACACACTTAATACGTTTGATTTAGGTGATGTAAGAACTACTCATGCAGTTGCGTATAGTCTTCGTGAAGATGCAAAAGCAAATACGTTTAGTGCAACTGAACTTGACGTATCTAACGCTATTGGTGCGTTACGCCCAAGTCCACAATCACACCATGCACAAGTATTTGTAGCACATACTTTTAAAGTGCGTGGAGGATGTGAAGGGGGTGGCAAAGGTTATTTAGGGCAAGATGAAAAAGCGTTTACGATTTCAACAACGCAAGACCAACAACTTTATGCAAACATGGCAGTCAGACGTTTGACACCTATTGAATGTGAACGATTACAAGGTTTTCCTGACAATTACACCGACATTAAACCTAAAAGTAAAGCTACGCCTGACGGCCCACGCTACAAAGCATTAGGCAATTCAATGGCTGTGCCTTGCATGGCATGGATTGGTGAAGGTATTGATATGATAGAGAACCCATGAAACTCAGAGATTATCAAGAAAAAGCAGCTGACTTTTTGTATGAAAATGACAGAGCAATGATTCTTGCGCCAGTTGGCGCAGGTAAGACAGCGATTACGTTGACTGCAATGGATGACGCGCTATACAACGGCGTTGTCAATCGTTGGTTGGTCGTAGCGCCCAAGCGCGTCTGTACGGATGTATGGCCTGTTGAGCAACCCAAGTGGGCGCCTGACATGAAGTTAGCTGTAGCCGTTGGTACACCAAAACAACGTCGTGAAGCGTTTGAGTCTAACGCGCAAGTGGTTGTGACCAATTACGATAACTTGCAATCGTTGCCTGATGTGATGGACTTTGATGGCATTGTGTTTGATGAACTGACTAGACTTAAAAACCCATCAGGCGCACGTTTTAAAGCACTTAGTAAAGTGATTGACCCTATCAAAATACGTTGGGGTTTGACAGGATCGTTTACAAGTAATGGGCTTGAAGATGTTTTTGGACAATGTAAGATTATCGACCAACAGTTGTTAGGGCGGTCTAAAGGAGCGTTTATGCAAAAGTATTTTGTCCTTATGAATAAAGATTTTGGTGAATGGGCGCCGCGCGTTGGTTCTTTACCACAAGTTATGGAAGTGATTAAACCTGCGACGTTTGTATTAGAAGCTGGCGAGTACGCTGACAAGTTACCACCTTGCCATGTGGTTGAGATGCGGTGCAATATGGAGATGATTCACTACGCTAAGATGAAGAAGGATTTTGTTGTGCAGTTTGAGAAAGAACAGATTACGGCACTTAGCGCAGCTGTTGTGACGCAGAAGTTGCAACAAATGTCATCAGGATTTATTTACAACACCGAAACAACGGCGTCTGATACACCAGGGCGTATGAATGTCAGCCAAGTGCCAATATGGTTTAGCACGCATAAGTTTGATTTGTTAGACGAGTTGATTGAAGAAAACCAACACGCTAACACCATCATTGTGTACAACTACATTGAGGAATTGGCTGAACTTAAGCGTAGATATCCTACCGCACAGACAATCAACGACACCAAAGCGATTGAGCGTTGGAACGAGGGCAAGATTGAACTGCTACTGATTCACCCTAAGTCAGCAGGGCATGGGTTAAACCTTCAGCATGGCGGGTGCAAGATGGTGTTTGTATCCTTGCCGTGGAGTCTTGAGTTGTACGAGCAAACGATTGGTAGACTGCACCGATCAGGTCAAAAGCATGATGTGTGGGTGTACATATTGCTGACCAATAAAACAATTGAAGAACGTATTTTAGGCGCCCTAAAAGATAAAAGAGCATTGTCCGATATAGCTATGGAGGAATTGAAATGAAAGAAAAAGTAATTAACTTACTAGAAGATGCTGAAAGAACCATTGGCATTTTGATGTTGGAAATTAATCGATTAAATAATGAAATTGAATTGTTAAAGGAACGTAAGAATGAAACGACTAGCGAATTACAAAGCAAAGTTAAAAGCAGCGCAAGCTGAAGAAACGATACGAGCGCGGGAATACAACACCGCTATGCGGGCGCTTAAAAAGATTACAAACGAAATAGTAACTTTACATGAAAGGATAGAACGTGAAACCGTTAAGTTGGCGCAAGTTGCAAGCCGTACTGAATCAAATGACTGAGGACGAAGTATTGGCGATGCTTGAAGATGAGCGTCAAGGCGCACGTCGAGCATCAATTCTTGAGAGATTACACATGAGGTACAACACCTTGCGTGTTAGTCGTGAGCGTATAGAAATTATGAAGGAAGCGATTGCACCATGACGCACCCTGATTTTGCCTGTTGGTCACACGCCAACTTAGTTAAATTTGCCAACGAAACGTATGAACGGATTGTTGACGATGTATACGAGATAGAATGTTTAAAACAAGATTTAAAGGCCGCTATCAAAGCCTATCGTGAAGTTAACACAAGGAGCCAACCATGAAAGCAAAGAAACCTGTTGCATCTCAAAAATCTTATTGGCAGTTAAAAGATTGGAAATATGTTCCTGCGTGTAGCACAAACGTACTTGCACGTTTTAAATCAATTGGCTGGCGCGCGCCAAGTGAGGTAAAAAAATGAAAATATTTACTATAGTTACTACTACTTTTATTTGTGGATGGATTATATTTTTTACTGAAATAGCACGTAAAGAAATTGTTTACGATTGCCGTATGCTAATGGGTAATTGGCACCCTGATATTCCCCAAAAAGTTATCGAACAATGTCGTGAACGTATATGGGTACCAAAATAAGGGGTTACCCTAACATTGTAGTTGCAATTTTTTTAACGTCTTCTACGCGGGTTAGCCATCCTTTTTCATACTTTGGATTATGCAAACTAATGTAAAAGTCACGTTTGGCTTGGCTGAATTTATCTAAAAAAGTTTTGCCGTCCATAGCGTTGATTGCCGCCATAGTTGCTGGCCCAATAGCACCATCAGGGTTTACCCCTAACGCACGTTGAATCATTTTTTTTGACGCTGCGGGGCCTGCATTGATTGCGAAGTCAAACGCGGCGTAGTCCACACCCCCTGGGAGGGCGTCGCCCTTCACCGCGTCCCAATAGTCACGTTTGTATAAGGGTTTAACATCATCGGGCTTAAGTGCTTTCATGTCATCCCACGTCACTTGATGACCGACATACGCTTCCCAATTGGTTTGTGTACATCCAAGCATGGTGCAACCAGCTCTGCCATCAGGTAAGTGATTACCACTATCATGGGGATCAGATTGAAAACCAGCTTCTGATTTAATGACGTGTTCAAATGCTTTATTCCAATTACTTATCATCGTCGCTTCCTATCTTAATTCCTGTTATTAGTCCTATGAATCCACCGATGACCGTTTGAAATGCTGGCCCAATAATCTGAAATACTTTATCTGTATCAAAGTTAGGGTCAATAACGGCGTACGCAAACATGAGTAACATACCAATAACTACTGCAACTAATGACCAAGCAGCAATAATCATAACGTGATCTTTCGTATTCATTTAGAGGCTACTCCTTGTAATTTTTCAAATGTTCTAAGGCCGCCCATACCAAGCATACCCATCATTAATTGCCAAAGATTATCATCAAGCCCTGGCAATGGCGGTATGGTTACGCCAGCAATACTGGCTATTGTTCCTCCAAGCGGTCTTAAAAGATACTGATACGCAAGCGCTAAAGCACATACCCAACCGATTGCTGGCCGCCATCCTGACACAAACAAAGACGAACTTTTAGCTTCTTCTTTGTTAATGTCGGTCTGAGCAGTCATTGTTGCTAAGTCGCCAGATTGTTGTAATTTTAACAATTCTAACTTGGCGTTGGCTGCTTGTGCAGGATCAGGAAAAATGCGAGTAATTAGGGTGTTCCCTAAGTCTAAGGCTGCTGAAATTGGATCAAGTGCCATCATTACTCCTTTAACAATATAATTGCCATCATACAAAGAAGTGCAAACATTGTCCACCATTTGAATAAGTCATCATCCACGAACTATATCTTTCTTTGATCTAATAACAACATTCATTTTTCTAGGAAATTTCATTTTTTCTTGATTTATTTTAGCTTCAAAATGTAAATAAGCAACATAAGCCCATATCCCTAATTCTATTAGATAAAGAATAAACCAGTATGTCAACCAAGTCATACAAGATTAAATCTCCATAAGAAATACGTGACGATGGCTGCCGCTAAAAAACAATACATCTGAACACGCTTAACATCACGCAGTTTATGCCCATAATAACTAGCGTTTTCTTTATGTTCTTTTTCTACAACTGTTTTTAATTCTAAAACTTTAGCCCATTCTTTTGCGCCGTACTTAGCCTTAAATTCAGCTTCAGCTTTGTTTTCAGCCTTAATAATAGAGCTTTGTTTTTCATACTCGTGGACTGCTTTAAACAACATGGAGTTTTGTATTGCTTCTTCATGTTGCCTATGTTTATCTCTTGATGCTAACTGCTCTTGCGCAACTTCTACACCATCGTGTTGTATGTTCTGAATGCTTTTGGTAAGACTTTTCCCTGCCTCTCTAGCTTCATCTAAGCTATTTGCTAACTGTTTTGTACCTTCAGCAATTGCATTAGACATTTCATTTGGATACCAAGTGTTGAACAATATTAAGAATCATGTCTTTACCAAAAAAGACCGATGCAATGACGGCATACAAAAGATATTCAATGCGTTGCATCCGCTTTGATCCGCTATCAAATGATTCTAAGATGGCGGTGTAGCGTTGCTCACACACCGCTTCGTGTACTGACAAACGCTTATCGTTCTCAGCGACTATTGCATCCATATCCATATCACCTCGATAAAGCGTTTTGGTTTTGTTGATTTAATTGTGTAATGCCTAACGCCGTTGGAGAACGTAAAGCATTTTTACTAAATTCAGCTATTGGATTAACATTCAAACCAATGTTATTTATATATTGTTGACGAAGCAATGCTTGTTCTAAAGACATTGCAGCGTTTTCAGGGTTTAGCATTTCTGTGGCTAATTCAATTGCTATTTTACGATCAATACGGCCTTGAAGTTTATTAATAATGCTATTAGCTAAGCTAACAGTTTTACTGAAAAGTGCTGGCGCTTTAGGAAGACTTTCTGAAGGAATAGCTTTTTCTAATCTACCTCCAAATTTAGCTTGTTCTTCAAATTTAGCTTTGTTAGCTAAATCAGATTTAATACCTTCAAGAATTTTCATTTGAGCAGGCGTAACAATTTCAGATATGTTTTGATACGCGGGTAAACCTGTAGCGCGTTTAATTGTAGATGGCGCATTTGCAAGCGCATTAGCATAAGAAGCTGGCGTTAATTTATTTTCGTTGCTTAAAGTAGATTCAAGTTTACTTTTTAAAAAATCAGCAACTTCCATTTGATTGATTGGTTTACTAACACTAGCAAATTTTTCTTGCGCTTGCGTATATCCAGGGATTGCGTTTGCAAGCATATCTTTAGTTTTAGTCAACTCGCTTTTAATAAACTTATTATCCTCGTTGGCGAGCGCGGCTTTAATATTGTCAAGTGTAGATGAAATTTGTTTTGCATCTGTACGTAATGCGCCCGATTCATCTGTTAAACCTTTTTTAATAGCGTTAAATTCAGATACTAACGCAGTATTACCTGGGTTATCTTTAAGTATATTATCAACGTGTTTTGCTACATTAGTTATGTCAGCTATTTTGCCTGTACCAACCGCCGCTTCGTATAATGGTGCAGTTATATCAGTACGTTTAGCAACTGCGGTGGGAATAGATTCCGCTACATTTAAAGGATTAATAAGCGCTTGGCCTTGTTGAATTTGACGTTGATAATATTCAGTAGGTGCAAAACGAGATACTTCTTGTTGTAATGCAGGATATTTAGTTAAATTTAAATTAGTGACTGCTTCACCAGCAGTAGGGTTATAACCAAGCGTGGCAGAATTGGGGTTACGTAACGCGTTAACAATTTGTGGCCCTTGACCTTCAGTTGCTGCAACTAACGCCGCCGCTTTAGGATTTACTACATTAGCAAGGTAGTTACTCCCTGCGCTTAATACTTTTCCTGTTGTTTGAAGTGGAAGCGCATTTAATGGGTTAATAGCCGCGCCTGTTTTTTGTAATGTTTCTCCAGTTACTATTGCTGGTGATAACTGTGCCACTTTACCTGTTTTAGTAATTGCACCACCGCCTGCGCTAAGTATAGTTGCAAGATCGCCTGCCGCACCAACAGGGTCTGTATATAAGGTATTGCCTAACGCTTCTAAGCTACCGTAACGGTCTTTATAAACACCGCCAATAGCATTAGCTGCTTTAATTGCGCGTTCTTTATTAGTTGGGTCAGAATCAAACTTATCTAAAAAGCTAACAACATTTTTTGGTAATACGTTATAAACACCACCCGCAGCAATATCGCCAATATTTTTAACCGTTTCAATTGGATTTGTAACTGCGTGGTATAAACCACCTATCATTTCGCCACCGCTTTTTAATACATTACTTGCAAACCCGCCAAATGATTTAGGCTGTTCGGCACTTACATTTTGACGTACAGGTTGCGCAGTAGATAAATCAAACCCACTAGACGCGGGTTGTATAGGTTGTGCAGTTGATAAATCAAAAGCCATTATTTGACCTCTACAAATTTAGAATTATCAGGGCTTACGTAAGCTTTATTTCCTTTAGCATCTGTTTTTAATGTCCAATCGGTTCCTACGCCAGGCGGCAATCCTGTATTAGATTCACTATGTTTACCACGAATTTTTTGAAATTCAGCTTTAGCGTCGCTTGTTAATTTTTTATCAAAATCGGTACGACCCGTCCCTTGTTCATACTGTAAACCTAAACTATTAAGTTGACCGCCTAATAATTGTTTTTTGGTATTAATTACACCTTTAAGTTGTGCTGGGCTGCTTGTATTTAAAAAATCATCTGCGGCGGCTTTACGTTCTTCAACACCACCACCGCTAGCTACAATAGCTTTAACAATTTCAGCGGCAACAATTCTTCTAGCCGCATCAAAATTAGTTGGTGCAGGTTCACCTGTTTGTTTTGCAATTGTATTGCTAAGTAAGTTAATTGCTCTAGTGTCTTTATTTTGTAATGCATCCGCTAATTTTTCCATTGTTGATAAATGATCAATAGCGGTATTAAACGCGGTGACTTGACGACCTTGTATACCCGTAGAAAAATCTTTGTTAACTTTAGTTTTAGTTGCAGTATCAATTTTATTGCCAACAATTGTTGATGCCATATCTGCTGCGTTAAATGGCGTTGACGATGTGGCTGTTGCATTTGGATTGTTAGAATTAGGCGTTGTTGCGTTTGGATTGCCGTACAATTCAGTTGCTCGGTTAAGAATAGCCGATTTAATTGCGCCTGCACTTTTGCCTATTCCTAGCGGTGGTAGTTGACCTGTTTGAATATAAATTTGTGCTGCAGTATCAACTGCAGCAGGAGTTAAAGTACCTGTAGCATTTAATTCAGCATTTAATCGTGCTTGCGCCACGCCTAATTGACCTGCAGAAATATCTGTTTGACGTCTTTGATTTCTTTCTCTCTCTAAATTAGCACGACTAGTTTCTTCTGTTACAAGTCGATCTTTAGCATCTAAAATATTAAGCAACGTATTTTTCTGCCAACTTTTAAAATCAGGCGCTTTTGCAATAGATTGTTTAAGCAAGTCTGCTTTTGCTTGATCAATATCACCAGCTGCTAAATGACGTTCAACGCCAGCAAGCGCGTCTTGTGGTGAATTTAACGCGGCTATATCAGATATAGCTTTATTAGCTTTTTCAATTCGTTGTTTAACATCCAACCCTGAAGCTTCAAGTGCTGTCTTTTTATTAAGATTAGCTTTTTGTTCTAGTTCAGTAAATTGCGCTTGCAACTTGGGAATTAATCCTGCCGCGTTAGGGTTTTGCGATAAATCAGCAAATAACCCTGCTTTATTTACTTCGCCTGTTTGTGGGTTGTAATGTTTAGCGTACAATTGATTTTGAACATTTTGTGCTTCATCAGCACGTTGAGCCGCCGACAATTGATATTGCGCCAAAGCGTTTTGATTTTGGTTTGCTTGCAGTTGCGACATCATCGCATACTGATTCATCGGATTTTCAATTTGTATAGGTTTAACGCCTAATGCAATGTTTGGGTCAATAGCCGCCATAATTATACGCCTCCTTGAACATCAAACATACCAGGATTTAAATTATACGTACCTTGACCACCATAGCCATACACGTTACCTGCGCCGTATTGATTCATTGCTTGATTAGCATTTCCGTACGCGGATCTATTATTAAACGCGTTTAACATATTTTGGTTTTGGTTGTAATTCAAATAAGTACCGACACCGCTTGTTAACGCATTAGTAGTTCCTATAGTACCTGCTGCGCCTGCGTTAGCTGCGCCAATCATATTACCTGCAGCGGCGTTACCAAAATTACCAATTTGATTTGCTTGATTGTTTGCAGACGATTGCCCTAAGTTAGCCAAGTATTGTTGATTCGCCGTATTCGTATTGTATGCTTGCAAATTTTGAGCGTTGTTTGTTAAATAACGATTGTAAGCATTTTGATACTCTTGCGACCCTGATGCTTGCCCATAGTCAGTTGCAGCTCTAAGCGCGTTACCTGATATCAAACCACCTCTTGCAGCTGCAGCCGCATTTAAACCTTTCATGCCTTCATTAAATCGAAATGCATAACCTGGGTCTGCTTCGTAATTAAACGCGGCAGGCGTATATTGTTGTTGATTTGCTAATCTATTTGTTGCGTTAACGCCAACATCATAGAATGGTTGATTAAGCGCAATTTGTTTATCTAGCGCTTCGCGTTGAGCGGCAGTAGCTGCTTCAGCTGCACCCGCTTGTGTATTTGCTGCGCTTTTACTGGCCATACTACCGATTACTGCGCTGCCTACGACAGCTCCTGCTACCCAAAAACTCATAATGTCACCTCTATTTGTTTATCTTTAACAATATTTCCGATAGCGTACATATCGTTTGGATCAGTTTCAACTAATTCGATTTCAGCATCTTCAACAGTTTTAGCATTTACAACATGAAAAGTCATACATAACGCATCCGTTTCGGCATAAACAGCTCTTTTTGTGCCTGGCTTACTACACAATAGATGTGGCCCTGTAATGGATTGTACTCCATCATCCGTTGTTATGGCTACGGTGCCTGACACAATTAAGTAAAAATGTTCTTTTTTATGAACTTTGCCAATAACCAAAACACCTGCTGCGCGCCATACTTCACGGCAATACATCCCTGCATGAAACGTATGCGTTGTCTTAGGCTCATATTGTGGCAACTTAGACACTTCGGCTTGTAAATGTTCTACCTTGTCCCTTAAATTAAAAGGTACATTAGGCAAAAACTTTTTTCCGTAAGTGACGTTCATGTCAATGTTCATACAATCGCCGTAATGATGCCGTTAGTAACCGTAACTGTTTTACCGTCTGCTGTAGTAAAACTACCTGATACACCATTGTTTGTCAACGTATAGATGTTAAAAAAGAACCTATACCATTGTGTTGACATCAATCCTGTATCCTGTTGCAACACAGGAACTTTAGATGAAGGAATTTGGGTTATGTTTTCTGTCATACTCTTGTCGGTGATAAATGTAATTCCGCTGCCATAATTGAAATCTTAACAGGATCAGTACCTGATATTTCATACACGCGGTCACGCAACTTAACTGTCATACCCAAGCGACGCCAAAACGTACGTGTAGCATAAGCACCAAGCCTACCCATAGATGTCCAATGCTCACTAGACCATGTATGACCGCCATCGTCAGACCAACGCAACATAACTTGTGGAATGTAGCCAGGCGCAGCAGGATGGACATTGGTGACAAGTAAATCATGGCTTGAGCCATAATCTAAAGCAATAGCGTTGCCATTTTCCGTAATTAAAGTATCGCCTGCTTCAGTCAATAAATACCCTGTAAGTGGTATAGCAAGGCGCAAACCTGATTGCGTAGTAATATGCTCTTCAAATAAATTTTCAGGGTATAAGTTAAGCCCCACGCCCGTCTCAGCATCAAGTTGCATCGAATGTTGCACCGTACGGGTAAGATTATTAGCATCCGTTGGCAACGCGCGCCATGAACGTAACCATTTTTGTACGCCAACACCGTCATCATAGACATCTAAATCTAAAGCGTAGATATTACCGTTTTGATAATCGCCAACAATAATTGTGTTGTTAAAACTCATTTGGCAGTTGGAACGATGACGTGTAAATTCGCCGTTATAGAATCCTGCACGTTCATGCCACATTTGCGTAGCAACGTCATACACCCATGTTTTACCCGCAGTTGGGAAAGTTAACACATAAAATGAATGACCTTCTTGTTGATACGTATATGCAATAGCGTCAGACAATACATCGTAGTTTTGTATGGCGTATTCGATAGCATGAGTAGAAACCCTAATAGCCGTATAACCTTGGTTACGATAAACCATACCATAACCACGCGAATCAGCGCCTAACCAAAACAAACTGTTATCTAACTTAGCAACCGAATTAGCAGCTAAACAACCAACTTCGTTAAATGTACCTTGTATAGGTGCTAAGGGAAAACCCGTAGTTGCAGCGTCATACCAAACTTCAGTTGAGTTTGTGCCAAATAGCCATACTTCGCGATTATTAACTGCCAAAGCTGCAAGCGTATCAGGCGCGGCTTCAGCACTAGCAAAATTTAATGGGCTAATCGATAAGCCGTCTAATAAGTCGCAAACCCATACAATTTGTGAATCAGGCTGGTTAAACACAAAATAACCGTCAATGTAACCAACTGTAACCGCGCCTGCAAAATCAGGGTCAGTAATTTGTTGAAATACGCCTGTAGATTTATTATAAATAAAACCATCGGGATTACACGCTAACATTAATTGCGTACCATTGTCAGCAATCGACACAGGCCCTGTGCCTGTTACATTACCTAAAAGTCTGACGTTGTAATTGGTATCTATTTTATAAAATTGATTGCCTGAGACAACAAACGCATCGGCGGTGCTAGATTGGTTAGCCCATTCAGCGCGAATAGGGCCTGTACCAATCGTAGTTAATTTTCTAAGTCCTGGCGCTCTGTTTAAAAAGCCTGTGTCTTTACTTCCAGGTGGCGTAGCTTCAGGAAACAGATTAACCATGCGGTTGTCTGCCGCATTGATTGACCTAGCTACATAAGCCTGTCCTAGAATAGGGCTTTTCATGTTTACGCCGTAACAGCTTTAATAACCGCAAACGCAATCACAATCGCTTCGGACAATGACCCTGTAGTAATGTTACGTACATTAATGCTTGCTGATCCTGCTGCTGATTGTGCGTTTAATAAATAAGATCCTGCTGTACCACCACTAATGTGATTTAAAACTAACACATCGCCTGCCGCAATATAAATGCTTGAAAGCGTAAATGATACCGTTGTATCGCCAGCGAGCGCTGCGTTATTTAAAGTAATCTGACCATTGGTCTTGTTTAATGTCACGCCTGTAGATTTGCTAGTGGCTTGCGTAATAGTACCGCCTGAACCTGTAGCGTAACCTAACTTACCTGCGGCTGAAATTAAAATATTGCTTGTCGACGTAATTGAAGTCGCTGTTGCATTACCAAGCGCAGGCGCAGTTAAGACTGGGCTACCTGTACAGTTACTTAAATCACCGCTAGCTGGCAAACCTAACGCAGGTGTTATTAATGTTGCGTTAGTTAATGTAGGCGCCGTAAACATTAACGCGAGCGTTATTTGTCGCGTGACATCGCTTTGTACAACAGGAAATACATCCGTAGTTGCGGCGGTAGTTGCAATGGGTAGTTCGGTAATAGCAATATCGGCCATACTTTATCCTTAATAATTACCAGCAAAGATGTTGAAACGCTGACGTGTAGCCACAATGCTGTACGGCAAGGACATGATATCGTCAGGATTATTAATGCGCTTAAGCGTACGTTTAGACGCCATGGCGATACGTAATACTTGTGGGCTTGGCTCTACACCAAATTCCGCTGCAATTTCACAGGCTAAATTGTATCTAAACGCTCTTAAATACCCTGGAGGGAATGTTATGGGGGTAGCCAATGTAGCAGGCTGATCTAACTCAGTCACCGAAATAAAATGCCATTCCAACACTTTGGTTGGAACAGGGTATACGTACATATCAATATTAGGGTAATCCATGTTAATCCACATGACTTGTGGGTAGGTAGACGTTACCGTTTTGACCGCAATACCATCGTATTGTTGCTGATTGATAATCTTAATACCAAAAGAAATACCGTTTGACGGATCTTTAAAGTATGTTGAATCATCTAAAAGAATAGGTCGGTTACCAACAAAGTCACCTGATGGCCCTAATGTTCTATGGATAGCGCCAGGCGGCCATAAGAAAACTTGATCTTGTGTAGAAAACACAGACAAACGCTCAGTTGACCAAGAATCAATCATTTGATTCAACGCAAGCAAAGCGTCTTGAGATGTGGCGGCGGAAGGTGCTTCACCTTCGGCAAGCATACCGATTAAGCGTAACGCTCCATTTATTTGATCATTGGCGGTATAAGTTGCCATAGCTCACCCTTTATTCGATAGTTTTACGACGTCTTTTTACTTCCAACGTATTGATTGGAGCCGCAACCAATTCTTCTTCTTCGGATGGCGTGTCATCAGTATAACGCACCCAGCCGTTTTGTTCATCAAATTCGGCTTCCATTTCCATCATGGCAATTTTAGTACCATGTTCAGGATGTTTTAAATAAATAATTGTCATATTTTTCCATTAAGATAGGGAGCCGAAGCCCCCTATATTTCAGCTATAAATTAAACTTGTGCAACGTGTATAGTTGCAAAATTTATAGTTAATGCTTCACTTAAACTACCTGCACTTGCATTTGAAATTACGATAGTAAATGTTCCTGCACCAACAGCGGCAACAGAAAGTAAATATGTTCCCGCTGTAGTTGCGCCGCTTGCTAATGCAATAACTGGTACATCATACGCACTTATAACACTATTAGTAACAATAAAAGCTACTTCAGCCCCAGCCGCTAATGCAGCGTTATTAGTTACAATTTGACCAACAGATGCGTTAATTGTTACGCCTGTTGATTTACTTGTAGCTTGTGTAACGGTTGACGGTGCTGTACTACTTGATCCAGTATTGTAACCAATTTGACCTGTACCAGCCAAAGCGTAGATATTACTTGAACTTTTTAAATCTTGATCTTCAAAAGCTACGCCGATTGATTTGGTATTACCCATAATCTATTCCCCTATAAAAACCCCACCGAAGTGGGGATATTAATATTAACCAGCAACACGGTAGAAAACATACGTTGCATCAGCAGTTTTACGAACACGCCATTGACAAGATGTAGCTGCCGCGACTGCTGCTGTACCAACTAACGTACAACCTGTGTTAGCTGTTACAGTTGCAGCGTTAGTTGCGCCTGTATTGATAATAAAAAAGTCAAACGAGCTATTTACTTTCATGCTGGTAAACGCTGCATCTAAATCTGCACCAAGAGGTACAGTTAAAGCTACGGCGGCGCCAGTATAAGTAATAAGGCCTGTTGCTAATTCAGCTGCAGTTAAAGTTGCGGCTGCTGTTTTAGCTACGGGCGCTGTTTGAGTGTTTAAAATTACTTCGGTTAAATTACCATCACCTACTTGATAACCACCTGCTCCATTTGGAAGTGCCATGATATTAATTCCTTAAAAAATTGATTTAAAAAGCCCCCGCTTGCGCGGGAGCGTTTAGCTTTAAGCGCCCCACATACGGACGCCCATTGCTGGACGAATCGTGCTGTAACCGTATAGAACGTCAATACGGCAAGGTAAACGGTCGTTGTTAATGTCGTACTGACGTACAACACGCATTGAAATACCGTTATGAACTTGACGTGAAGCCATATCTACACCTTGTGGTAATAACAAGTCAGCAGTTGCAAAAGTAATCGCATCTTTATGATAGATTAAGTTTTGTGCGTACTGAGTGTTAGATCCACCTAAGAAGGTTAAAACAGCACTAGAAGCAGGGAAAGAATCAATTGTTGCCAAAGCATTAGTTGATGTATACATCGCTGGAGATACTGTTAATGTGGCAGTTGTGCCAGAGGAAACAGTTACAGGCGCTGTAACAACAAACTGTTGCAATGAACCAGTTGATTGACGGGTTTGTGGGTTAACAGCATAAACACTAGCGATAGTAAATACGTCGCCGACGTTAAATGTTGGTGAACCACTTGTAAAGCTAATTGCTAATGAAGTAGAACCTTGAGTAGTTACTGTTGTAGCTACGATTGGTGCAGTTGGAGTCACACCAGTTGTATGCTGAACAATAGATTGGCTCATGTTAATTTCTTCGAAGCCTAACACACCCATACCCATCATGCCATTCTTAAACTGACGGCTGATTGTATCTGTAGGATTAAACAGACCTTTCATACCTTCAACCAAACCAGCGTTAGCTGCTGGGTTAACAGTAGCGTAGCGTGGAGACATAACAGCAGCAGCTTCGTTCAATTTCTGTTGAGCTTGTAACAAAACCAAAGAAGTAGAAGGAGTTGTGCCTGGTGTACCAACAGACTGATACATAGCTTTATAAGCATTAGCTACGTCAGCATCAATAGAAGATGCTAATTGGCTAATACGAGGCTTCAATACACGTTCTGCAAAGTCATCTAACTGCATTGTTAATTCAGCAGAAGTGAAGTTGACGCCGATGTGCTTTTGACTTGCAACAGTCAATGTTGTGTACTGTTCGTTGTCGTCTTGAACTTGCAAGGCGGCACCGTCGGTTACCAAAGCACGGTCTGGTAGACGAATACGGAGTGTTGAACCAATTTTGGCACCTTCAACGGCGAAGCTATCGTCGTATTGGCGGTTTACGTTACGTGTGATTACAAGGTTGTTCTCGAGGATTTCAAGAGCTTTTCTTGTAATCATATCAATCGTTAAGATCGAGTTTGACATAGTTAAGTCCTTTTAATAAAAAATAGTTAGCGGTTTCTCAATGCTTCTTGCTTCTTGATCTGTCTCAATCGTTCAGCTTCAATCCATTCTGACGTACTCATGTTCTTAATCGAACGAGGGTCAGTTGTATCGTATGCTGACGCGCTAGAACCTCTAGCGGTGACAGGTGCAATCGGCGCAGGAGCGCTTGAAGTCTTTTTTACAGGAGGGTTGTCGCTTAATTTAGCTTCAATCTTCCCTATTTCTTTGGCTTGCATGAAAGGTGATAAGCGAGATATACGTTCAGCTTCTTTCGGATTAGACCCAAGGTAATAAGCCATATCGGGGCCAACATCTGAAGATTGAATCGTTTGAGCCATCACGTCAGTAATTGGTAGCTTGGGGTTATATGCGACTTGTTCAAAGTCATCATACTTTGTCCGAGCTTCTTCTTC